CTACGCTAACAACATACTGCGTAAACGCGAGATTACTAGGCTAGGTAATTGCTCAACGTCATGAATCACCACATGTTTGTCATAGAATCTACGAACAGAATCATCTTCAATTCCAATACCAATGACGTCTACCTTGCTCTTCTCGATTTTCTTCACCACTTCTTTTAAGTGATATTCCAGATCTCGACTGTTACCTCCACCCGCAGGTGAGCCATCAGAAAGCACCATCATGATTTTACCTGCTTCCTTACGCCCCATTAGACGACGTGCAGCAATTTCTACACATTCACCATCAATGTTACTCGCCATTAAACCTGAGTGAGGAAGCCATCCAAATCGACGTTTTGTTTCAGTATTAATGCGCTCGTTGTAGCCTTTAATGACAGGCATATAAAGGTTTTCATAGCGTGAATAACTAACGCCATATTTTTTTTCTGCTTCACGAATTTGCTTTAAACGCTTGTGGTAAGTGGCTGAGTCTGTATGAGTAGTAAAGCAGATCACTTCATGAGGAATCTTGAGACGATCCAGAACATTTGATAGTGCGTAACTCGCAGCAGCGGCAGTATGGATTTTAGAACCGCACATTGAACCTGACATATCGACGACCAAGCTCACAGCAACGTCTTTGGTTTTTGATTCAACGCGCTTACGAAAAATTCGACAATCACCAGTTGAAGCCAGTCGTGCTAAAGATGAACTGTTTAATTTTCCTTGTTTTAATCCATTTTCCCATACAGATTTACTTCGTGCCTGAATTGCCCGCTCCATATCTTTCTGCATAGGACCAACCATTGAAGCTACCTTGTCTTCAAGACGTTTAAACATCTTGTCATCGTAATGAAGTTTAGGAACTTCAAGCGGTTCAATGACATCACCTTCATTGGTAAATACTGCGTATTTAGATTTTTTAACGTCCGCTGCTGTGCGTTGTGCAATCTTCTTGCTTAGTTGCTCACTGTAGTTGTTTTTGGTGTCTTTTAACGAGTCCAGAATTGCAGCCACAAATTCACTACGAGGAGGGGCACTCTTCTTATCGTCACTTTCTAGTGAATGCTTAACTGCATTAGGCCGTTGTTTAGCTTTTCCACCACTACCGCCTTCGCCTTCTTCATCTTCGCCCTCATCGGCACCAACAGCTCCACCTAGAGAACCACCTTCATCATCATCTTCTTCATTCTCATCTTTGCTATTGCCTACACCAGCGCTTTTACCTGGCGATTTTGGCACTGGTAAGCTGTCGCTATCTTCATCATGCTCGCTGTCAGGGAGTTCTGGCAATTCAGGCTCATCTTTCAGTACCTTATAGATACGCTGAGCCAAATCCATTGTGTCTTTTGTGGACTTTAATTTTTCAATCTCTGGCTTAAAAGGAGTAAGCATGTCCCACACAGGTTTAATATGCTTCATTTTGTCTTTTAAGTAATGTTCAAAGACTTCCTGACCACTTAACGCACGTAACATTGGCAACATTAAATGTTGCGTAATTTCTTCATCAGAAGCTTTTTCCTTTACAAGTTTTTGGTATTTATCGTCAATCAATTCATCAATGAAAAATTGGCTCGCATTTTTCATATTGATATTTGAACCGCGATATTTTTCAGCCATGCAACGTTCTACACGCGCTTCTTCTAACAATGAAGTTAAAGTCTTTACCTCTTCAGATCCTTTTAGCTTGAGAGAAAAATCGGTAAAAAGATACTTCGCTACCTCTTGATCAAGAAAACCTTGAACCGCATCAATCAGCGAATCTGGTGAATTGTCCGGAAGATATGGAAGGTTAATTCGCACAGGTTTGCCTGTCTTTGGATCCTTATGCACACCTGCCTCAATGCCTTCTTGTGTTACTGCAATATCAGAGTTAGTCAGTGCTTGGGTAACGACAACAATTGCTTGTCTTAAAATATGTATGCGCTCATTCATTGAAAAATCTCAATCTGAAAAAGTCATTATTGGATGTCTATATACAGACCTGACAGTATATTAACAAGTGCTTACTAATATTAAAAAGCATTATAAAAATATTTATTGAAAAATAAAGAGTGAAATTGGGGAGATTTTGAGTTTTAATAGAGGGTTTATTTTGACCGTGGCCAGCATCAAACCTTGGACACTAACCACAGAGAAGGGTCAAGTGAGGGATTTTTAATTATTTAGGTAGACTCATAAGACTATATAGCTAAGTTTAATAAACAAATTTTCGCCAAGTGCATTGTTAATCACAAGGAAATCACCGCATTCCTCATTTTTTCCTTTAATTACATTAATTTGATTTCCCTTAAAGATCAGTTCAGAACCCTGCTCTGCCAAGAAATCTGCTACGGTTTCAGGCGTAATAACTTCAACACTTTTCGACATTTTTTACTCCTATACTCTAACTATCATACTTTTTTGACAAATAATTGGCTTGAATGAGGCTTATACTTCCTCTTGGTATCAGTCGATACGTTGTCATTATAGTATGATTGTCTGCATCAGCTAACAAATTGCCTGTACTTAAAATGAGCATCTACTCACCTATAGTCTGACCATTAGTTTAACCCAAAAATAAGAAAATATTAATCAATGCTTACTTACTAAATTTTTCCGTTAATTGTGACCGATGTCATGTTATCCAATCCTATACAAATCTGTACTTTTCTTGAACTTGGGTAAATCAGCACTTACTGATATACTTTACCTAAACCGCAAATATTTTAAGTCTATAATGTTGTATCGAGGATACATTCCGACATTATGACTTTATATCTATTAAGAATATTCTAAGGAAAACGTTACTATGAAATCAGCAGCTACTAACACCAAACGCAAACTAACTGTCGCCCAATATCTCGACGCTCAACTAAATGCATCGGATCTGAATCAGTCGCAATTGGCAGAGATTATGGGTATCAATCAAAACATGGTTAGCTTCATTGTTCGTGGTAAAAGCAAATTGCCTCTTGAACGTGTGCGCGCTATGGCTGAAGCTTTAAAAATCGATGCTAAAGACCTCTTCATGCGCTGCCTAGAGGAATACATGCCTCATCTGCTTGAAGAAATGGAAGCCATGATTGAGCAACCTCTTATTACTGATGCAGAATCGAATTTAATTAAACAAATTCGCGAAGCAAATGATGGCCATAATTTTGAGTTTTTCACTAACCCTAGACAGAAAGAAGCTTTTGATGCTTTCCTAGAAACACTTAAAGTCAACTAATCTGTTTTTATTCTTACTGCCCGATCAAGTTCGGGCTTTTTGCTATTCATACCCTTTAAATTACTGTTTTTAAATTTTTCTTTCATAGCTCCTCCTAAACTTGAAAACGTTACAAAATCAAGATTGGTATAGATTACCAATTTAAATCAAACTTTGAAATACCACTCTTAATAGAAAAGTACGTATACGACAGGATATGACGCCCTGCCTTTTTGCACCCCCAAAAAATATAATAAAATGTATCTTTTATTACATTTTTTATTTTTCGACATGTGGTAGACTGTTTTTATATCCTTTCCGTTTTTGGAAAAATGTAATAAAAAATTATTTGGTCGATTTATGGCAAGAACAACAACTGGAAAAGCCCCATATGTGTCAGAAGATGATCTTGAGATTACTTTAGCCACTCAAACGGGCGTAAATGCATTACGGAACAAATGTGTTTTGTATTTCTCACACTTCCTTGGGCTTCGCGCTAAAGAATTATCAATGTTAAAGGTCGGCGATGTTTACGATGTGAAGAAGGGTAAGCTGAAGGATATTATTCGATTGCTCGGTAATATTACTAAAGGCAACCGCTACCGAGAGGTATTCCTAGTCAATCCAATCGCTAGATCACTGGTAGAAGAATACATAACAAAAGAAAGACCAAAGGATCCCGACGCACCTTTATTTTTATCGCAGAAGGGCGGTCCATTCTCACCAAATAGCATGGTGACCATGATTAATAACTGTTATAAGAAGGCTGGTATTCAAGCAACCAGCCATTCCGGTCGACGTTCCTTTGCCACAAGGCTAATTCGAAAGGGCGGTGATATTTATTCAATTCAACAATTGATGGGGCATAGCTCAATCCTGACCACGCAAAAATATTTTGCATCGGATCCGGAATTGCTCCGCCAAGTTGCTGAAAAGTTAAATTAAAATTTCAAAAATCTAGTTTTGTGCAGCAGGCTTTGGATTTCAAAGTCTGCATATAGATAGGTTGCAGTCTCACCATTATCTAGGTAGTCATCCATTCGCTGCTCAAAATCTTTTTGGTTATAGAATTTTAATTCATTAATATCAAAGCGGTTTTTATCAAATTCAACGGCAACGGCTTCGTTTTCATTCATGAGCTCCAGAACCTTATTTGCACCTTGAATGCCGCCAAGCATATCAATTTCGCTCTTGGCTAATTTAAATTCCTGATCATCCAACTCATCAGCAATCTTGTTTGCTTCTTCTAAAGTTTTCGCACTCGTAGCATCAAAGAACACAACTTCACCATTTGCATTCTGAATCCAAGTACCTATTTCAAAAGTTCCATCTTCTAATTGTCTGATTTGATTCTGCATTTTAAGCCTATGAATTTATATGTAAGCAATTAGAACTAATAAACATTTTGTTTTAGTTAAATACAATCTAATTTTTAAATTAATAATCTATATAGATTTCTATATAGATTTCTACATAGCAATGAATACAAGTTTATACATTGTTATCTAGCGCATTTACTATTACACTACGATTTTCGCCAACGTTTATGTTGAGGATTTAATGAAATTATTGATCGCCAATTCAAAAGGTGGCGTCGGCAAAACAACTACGGCTACCAATTTGGCTGCATGGATTGCCAATAATGAAAAACAAGACGTAGCTCTTGTCGACCTTGACGCCAATAAAAATTCGGTTAAATGGGGTATTTATCGTCAAGCCCAAACTTTCATAGAAAAGACCGGCTCAATCAAAACTTATCATTTGTTTGGTCAACCAGAAATTGACAAAGTCATTCCAAAAATTGAAAGTGAAACACCCAACGTAATTCTCGATTGCGGTGGTTATGACTCTTCTGGCTTCCGTGAAGCGCTGCTTTGCTCCGATGCCATTCTTATTCCAACTCGCCCTAACCAAGCTGACGTAGAATCAACTGGGGAAATTTTGGAATTAATTGAAGAAGCAAATAATATCCGTGTAAATGAAATGGATCTCGATCCACTTCATGTCTATATCTATATCACTCAAGTCCCGACAAATGCACGTATCACAGCTTTAGACGATGCACGTAATGCATTTAAAGAAGTTGAAGATTTTGCAAAAGTTCTCGATTCCGTAAATTACGACCGTATTGCATATTCAAGAGCTTATGGCATGGGTCTTGGTGTTATTGAGTTAAATATTGGTGCCACTAAGGCAGCAGAAGAAGTAAATGCATTGGCTGAGGAGTTGTTCAAATGAGTGGACGTGGTGGATTATCATTAGGCAAAGCTGCAAAAGTACAAGCTGAAAATTCAAATGCATCCGATTTTACAAAGAGTGCTCCAGTACAAACTGCCACAGCAACGCCAGAAGCTAATGAAAAACCTGTAGACTTTGATAAGCTTGATGAACTATCAGGATTAAGCAAACCTAAAGAGAAAAAGGACCGTGAAGCGCCTTGGCGTCAGGGCATTAATATTGCTCCTGAAGACTTGAAATTAATTCAACGTCCTTTTAACAACAATATTAGCCAAGAAATGTACCTTCGTTTGAACTGGCTTAAATCTATCAGCTCCATTGGCATGGGTTCTAACAAGACCACTTTTACAACCATGCTCAATGAAGCTTTAGAAGAATATACGGCTCGTCGAATCAAAAAACTCGGCGACAATTATGACGTCTGACCAAGAAATTCAAACCACTCGTCATAAATAATATTCTCGTATTTTAGGGCAAGCAGTTTGAAGTCAAAACCAAAGGCTTCAAACTGCTTGCCCTAAATTTTTGAGCTTTTCATGCTCCTTTTCCTCATTTGATTCCCAAAATAAATAGTTTGTTTTGATACTCACAGGGCAATTTTTAATAATTTCTCTCGCTAGTTTTGAGTTTCTAGCCGCCACATTGGCTTGTCTAACTTCCAAGTTTGTCACTTCATCAAGGCTTAATCCTGATTCTAATGAGAACAACACAGCCTTTCTTTCAACTTCCTTCAGCTTTAATAAACCAGCAATTAGGTTGCTCGCCGTAATGGAATGATCTTTTTTTGATTTAAATCGGGCAATTTTTACCGAGTTGATTTGGCGGTTATAAATAGCGTCGTTGATCTGGCTAACCGCGTATTCAATTTCCTTATCAATTTGACTTTCTTCATTTTTAAACTTGAATTTAGCAATTACGGCGTTTAATTGATAATTTGTAATTCTTTCAATGTGAGTGGTCCATAATTTCGTAGTTGCCAAATCGCTATTTTTAAGTGCAGGCAAAACACCAGGAACAGATTTTAGTAGCATAAAAAAACTCCGAAATTATTGAAATTATCGGAGCATTCTATTTTAGGAAATTTTAATTGTTCATCAAAATGCTTAGGCTATTTTATCTAAATGTCCTGCACGGCGCACATGATCTAAAATCGGCTCTAAGGCATCTTCAATCGTTTCATCATTCTGGATCAACATATCGTACTGGTTGATTTCGTTTATCCAATGAGATTCGACCTGAATCATGACTTCTAAACGTTCCGCAAGTTTCTGATCTGCTCGAACAATCAAACGTTGCAGACGGCTTTTAATATCTGCATCGACAAAAACCCCAAGATATTTAATTTCATTTGCTTTCAGATAACGCTTAATTTTCTTATAACCATTTGGGTCGACAATAATTATGGCATTTCGATCGTCTGGCAAGGTTTTGAAATTATCAATCGTTACGCCATATTCATAATTACCGTGTTTATTTGTCTCAAGGAACTGATCAGCCTTTTTCAGTGCATCAAACTCTGTTTGAGTAACAAAGTGGTAGTGCAAACCATCAACCTCACCTTCCCGTTTTGGCCTTGATGTTGTGGTAACAATACGATTAAACCCATATTTCTCGGTCAGCGCGTCAGCAATGGTTGTTTTGCCGCTGCACGTTGTTCCAGATAACAATACAAACATCGTCATACCTCATAAGAAGAGGCGGTAGAACCGCCCCAATTAATCCCGATCAATACACTTCCAACCTTGGAAACTTCCGCTTGAATAAGGGATGCAATCTGTAAATGCATAGTAATCATATTGGAAACCAATCTTACGCGATTTCTTCTGTGTAGATGAAGAAGAAACAGGCATCGGTTTAGCAGGCGTTGTAACAGGCTTCACAGAACGAATCGTACTCGGTTTTGTCACAGTCTTAACTGGACTAGAACGAAAACTTGTAGTGGACGAGCTGCTGTAAGACCGCGCAAAAGATGTCGAAGGACGAGCTGAGGATACAGACGCTGCTCTCGCTACCACCGCTGCATTCGCTTTAGCTCCCCCAATGCAAAAATACCCGATAACTGTAAGAATAATGGCAAATCCAATAGTTGCGATAATTTCCCATTGTTCAGTAGAAGGACGTAAGGCTTTTTGACGATGTAGTTTCTTAGCTTTTGATAACATCAATATATGCTCCATATTTATGCTGTCGCTGTATTGCCAATCACCACCGCTTCACTTTCTGCCAGCTTCTTGGCAGCTTCGATAGCGTTTTTGAATTGCTCTTCAATACGTTTTAAATCATCAGCTTCCGTTTTATCGATTCGATAGCAGTCCTCAACCATACGTGGCAAATACAACGAGTAATTCTGGTTACTGTTGGATGGGCGCATAATGGCATTTGAACGCACAGTGATAATTCGACCAATCCAGTCACTAGGGTTTGCATCCACCTCGTCGCGCATTTTTTCGTTCTTAATGGCGACATCCACAATGACTTGACCACATGCAGATTTACAATGCAAAGCTCCTGCTCGCCCTTGGTTCTTTGAACCCACCTTACCCGGATTAATGCTCACGACCTCCAGTTCACAATCCGCATCAAGTTTTAATTTAACTTGGTGTTTACTTGTACCGTCTCTCCAGTGACCTTCTGTATGCTTGATTACCAGTCCCTCTTTGCCCTGCATAAGTACATTAAAGAAGTGATCGTAAGTCTCGCTCAATGAGTGGACAACATGCGTATCAATCAGCCGCACATACTTAGGCTTAAACTTGGCCAGCATCGATTTAATCAGTGCAATACGGCGTTTATATGCTGCTTCAAATTTTCCCTTTGACTTAACAGAGCTAAGCGGAATGAAGTCCCAAATCATATAGATCGGTTTTTCATTTTCAGCGAATGAGCCGCCCTTTGTGACCGAATTCAAGATGCCATTTCCTACCTTGCGTGGCAGAACTACACCATCACGCTCGACAAGTAGTTCGCCATGATATTGGACATCTTTGATCAGCATATTCATTTCCGCAGTAAGGTCGGAAAAATGCTCCATAGGTAACGGCGTGCCCTGGCGTGAGGACAAGAAGAACTTCTCTTCTAAATTGGTCCCGTTGGCAAACATGCCATCAGCTTTTTCTTGCAAATAAATGCCATCTTTCCACGGCCATGCCTTCAGCTTTACTTCACTAGGCAATGAACAGCGTTGGTATGGAAATACAGGAATCAAATCAGGCACGACTTTGTTGATCGTTGCATCACTAAAACCTGCACGTAAATCTTTTCTTAAAATTCGAATTAGAAGCTCGCCTGACTTCTCTGATAATTGAGCCAGTTGGCTACGCAGCGCTTCGCGCGCTGCATTGCCTGTTAGTTCACGGTTATTAAGCTTAGATAGGAACTCAAGGGTATCAACCTCATCAAACATTAACTCCCCTGTTCCTGCATCTTCTGCTTTTGGCAAAATTCCAAAGACAATAAACGGGTCATATGCCAAACGCAGAACTTCTCTGAACAACCCCTTTTCTGCTTCAAAATCCATGAGTAAAGCTAGTTTTTCATTTTTTGAGCTTTCAGATGCAATTTGGTTTAAAGCCTCTAGTAACTGATCGCTATTCATTGCTACACCTTATTACTGCTTTGCAAATGGAGGAATAAATGAATCTTTAAATGGTGAATCGCCTTCTTTTGATTTCAGCATTTCGCTTTTAGCGTTTCTAATTGTGTCTTTAACTTGGTTTTGATAAGCCTTAAATACTTCTTCGCCGAAATGTTCTCTTGCACCTTGTAAAAAGATTGTTAGCCAACTATCAGTAAAGTCACGAAGCATGTGACCTAGTTCAAGCAAATATTCATCTTCTGATTTATGAGCCACTAATTGTGCAAATTCCTGAATTGACTCAGTGCCGGAATTCACAACTAATGCTGCTTGAACATGCGCCACTACGCCGATAATGGCTCTCATGTAAATTTCTAGGTGATGTGGACCTTGAACGTGAGCTTTTACAAACGCTTCGGTTAAATCCTGAATCTTGCGCATGTGATCAGGAAGCAAGGTCATGAAGCGCAATTCCTCAGCATCTACATTTGAGTCTTTTAATGCTTTGATTAAAGTCTCTAATAAATCTTCTGCGTTGCTCATAATTTTTCCTGTGTGTTTGCTTTGAAACGGTTAGCAATTTCTAAAAGCGATAATCCGCTCTCGATACTTGGTACAGTTAAGCTCTCACTCTCGATATATAAGTTAGCGCTTACTTTATTTTCTTGTTGCGATTCTACATGAACATCTTTGGTATTCAAACTATTTTTCTTTAGTTTAGTATTGATTGCATCACTTAATGAATAATTACCCTTTGAATTAACTGGAATTTCTTTTTCTGGTTTTTCACCATTAATATTAGTAAGTTCTAACTTATAATCAAATTTAGAAGAAATAGAAATTCCTTGTTTAGCCAGCCGCTTCCCAACTTGTTTTCGCATTTCTGAACGATCAATGTAATAGAGAGCCTTACCTGCCTCAATTTCACGTTCACGCATTTCGGCAGCTTCACAGTGATGTCTGTGGATAGCGACTACACAAACTGCATCCACCTCGCGTTCATTTCCCTCCTGAACATTATGGATGCGCTTTAGGCATGCAGCATAATTAGGACGGTTGCCAGTATGAGGGCAAAAATCGCAGTAATAGGCATTTGTTCCGCTTCTGGATAATTCCAAATCGAGTTCAGGAAGAGTTTTAGTTACCATGATCCTTGTACTCCTTTATAGGCAGCATACTCATCTGTATCAAGAATTAATTCGCTCAGTTCGCTTCTGATAGGTCCAAAATAATTTTGAAAAATTGACTTGATCTCAGCTTCTCGCCCTTTGTCAAAAATATTGGATGCTTCGCGACCGAAAATTGATTGAGCATATTCAATTGGATTAATCGAATCCGAATTGGTAGACAATTCATCAACTAGATTACGTACAGCAGCCTTACTTAAATTCTTTACCCTTTCTGCTACTGTTGAGTAAGAAAGTCCTTCGTATTTTTCAAGAATTTCGACCGTTCGGTGATACCCGCCCTTGTTATCATGGTAATCAACAGCCTTGATCGCCAAGCCTAATACTTCATCTTGAGTATGCTTGTGGACAGCAAAATATTCTGTGAGCTCCAAAACCTTTTCATTCATTGTGGTCTTTGTCACCATAAACCGACAGTGTGGAACCCCAATAATTACTCTGTTCATTACCAAGACCCTAAAACTTCACCATAAAATTCTTGTCGTTGTGCCATGAGCTGAGCTGCCTTACGCTCTTCCTCTTCTTGTTTTCGTTGCCGTTCTTCCTCTGATTCATAGCTGAATGTAAATTTGTACATGTCATCAACTGGAATCCCGAACGTTTGGGACAAGGTTTCTAAATATTGTTCAAAACCCTTTTCGGTAATCGCTGATGCGAAAGGCGCTCTAATGGCATTAATCTGAGAGTCGAGAGTCAAGTAAGTAATAAAATCATGGAAATTATCAAATTCGTGCAAGATTTCGCTTTCACGTAAATCGCTATATTCACCTGCTTTACCTTTTACTTTTAGTGTTTTATTAAATTCGGTATCAAGAGTTGCACCATTACCTTCTTGATGGTGTTTGACTTGAGCGGTTTGATTTACCGCTGAGCCATAAATTTTGAATAATTGCGTGTTGCGTTTAGCTCCGTCCTGTACCGATAACAAGAACATCGAATAATATTTTGTCCCACTCGTATGCAATGAGTAGGCACTTCTGACCACAATTTTTAAACTCATAGTAAAAGCACCTTGAAAACTTCAACAATATTTTAAAAACAATGATTTGGAATCAAATACGATTCAGACTTTACCCATATACTTAATGCGTAAACTTACTGCGCTAATTGGCGTAATTGGTATCGCTTTTCGATACGCTGTGCGAACGATTTCAGGGTCGACTTCATTGGGGTCACATCCAGCAGGCAACGTGGCCAACCTTGCTTTTATGCCAAAGCTATTTATCTTTAAACATGCCTCGATCGCAGACAGAATTGCGGCAGGCTCTCCATCCCACATAATCGTCACGCACTCTAATCCCTCATCTTTAAGCTTTAGTAGTTCAGCCATTTGAGATTCATCACCACCTACCGAAAGATGCTTACCAAATGACGCGACAACTCCAACATTGCAAAGGAACTCGTCTTCCTTGAAGGCTTGATATATCGCCATAGCGTCAAAAGCACCCTCTCCCATGACGATTTCAACGTAACCTAGGGCATTATGGCCGTTATATAGGTAAGTGCCCGTAGACGCGAAACCAGGAGGAAATAGATACTTCTTTTCAGCCTTTCCTGTAATATCCCGACCCTGAAAAGACACAAGCTTGCCTTCAAGGTCCCTGACAGGAATGATGATTCTCATGCTGTAGTTTTGGTATTGCTTTTCACCCGTTGGACCTATGTATGCAAACCAACCCTTTTGACAGAATTTCAGTCCAAATTCACGACACGTATCGAGCGTTATATTTCGATCTTTCAGGTACTTTAGGTTCTGACCCATGATCGGCAAGTCATAGGCTTTTGGAAGCTTTAGATCGCCAATTTTGGTTTGTGTGGGTTCACTTTTGCGCTTTGGCTGCCAGCCCTGCTCCTGAGCAATTGCTTTAACATGCTCGACAATCTCTTTATTGCTTAGGCTATTACCACCTATACCAGCCTTAATAAACTTCCATTTCGAGAATTTGGTTTCGCAATCACCATGAAAGCAGTTACCCAAACCCGTATCCTGATTCAGATAGACTTTCCAGCTTGAGTTACCACATACCGGACATTCCTTAACATTCAACTGGATTCCGTTTTTTCCGCGAGTTACTTTGTATTCAAACCCTTCGCGGTTAAGCCAATACTCCATATCAATGCGGTCTAATATCTCCGCTAAACTTTCTTGATCTCTCATATTGCAAAATCGCATTAGATAAAATTAGCGCTTATTTATACTAGCACAAATTTATAAATAAGCGCTTACTATAATATTGGGTTAAATTTATTCGACGCTAATCACTTCTTCCAAGAACCTCATCATGGACACATTCTGCTTAATCACCACAGTAACCCCCATCTCTTGGTTTCGAGAAGCTGCAAAGTACAATCGAGCCTGACCTTTCGCTCTCTCTTCCTCTGTAATGTTGATGGAGATTGCAACGTCAGCGGTCCTGATTTTGTTAAAGTCCTCAGCTACGTGCTCTGCCTTGGCTACCGTTGACTTAAAGCCCTCACGGTTGGTCTGAGTAGCTGTCAGTAACGCCACATTCTCTTCAAAAGCAATCGCGCGTAAATCAACATAGATAGCTCTTGAGTTCTCTTTTGGGTCATTTGTACGAATATCTGGACGCATCAAATCTGCATAGTCCACAATGATCATATCGAACTTGATTGGCGGTCTTATCGTTCCATCAGGGTTCCGCCCAGGATTCTTATACCTATCAATTAACGCTCTTAGCTGTGACGGAGAAAATGTACCGGAACCAAATTCATGAATAATAAATTTGCCCGCCGTCTTGGCTACCGTCTCGACCGCAGTTGCAACACTTGCAGCCTTCGACGCCAATTCTTTCATGATCACTTTTGAAATAGAGGCATCTAAACGGTCTGCAATAATGTCTTTACCAACTTCTAGCGTTACATATAGAACGTTGTATTTAGCAAAGCTTGCGATACGGCCAAAGTGAATAAGCGCTTGCGTCTTACCTGCTTTTGCACCGCCCATTAATAGAGACAGCTCCTTGCGTCCCCAACCTCTGTGATACAGCAGATCATCAAGTTCTTTACAGCCAGTAGTAATGCCTGTCGGAGGTACTTTGCCTGTCAGCTTCTCGATACGTGCCAGCTTACGATTCAACGCCTGAGCGAAGAAGTCATAACCAACACCCTCTTCATTCAATCCGACCGCAATAGCTTCCTTGATACGCGCTTCAATCTTGGCGTAATTCCCTGCCTCAAGATCAGGAACAGAATTAACAATCGCATTGGATACCGCCTGTTTTCGCGCGAACTCAACAACCTTTTCTTCAACGAAAGCCTTGTCAGTGACATAGATGCCAATTAATTTCTTTCTAGCTTCCACAATTGCCGCTAAGGTTTCTCGCTTATAAACTTTAGAAGCAGCTTTATCCTTGATAATTTGGACAACAGAAGCAGGATCAGGAGAACATCCATATTTATTGAAGTGTTGGAGCGCAATATCGACCAGACATGCTTCACCCTGATTTTCGAAAAATTCTGGCTTCAGAATATGGGCGGCTCTTCTAAGAAACTCATCATCACGTAAAGTTAAAGCCGCAATTTTTGATTGAAACTCATCGTCGTAATCAAACTTTTCTTCGGTGAAGCCTTCGAGTTCTTTATCAACGACCTCTTCTTCATGAATTTCGGCCACAGCAGTAGACATATAAGATAATCCTTATAGAAAATAGATGGCTTACGTTTAAGATTTAGATTTCGACTTTCTCTCTAGCTCATCAACTAGGTCTTCAATCCCCTTAGTTGGTGAGAACTCGGAAATTTGGTGTTTAAAAAGAACACGCGCACGATAACGACCGTTTTTATCACCATTCAAATAACAACGAAGCGAGATCGTTTCTGCATCCGCAGCACGGATGTATCCACGTACAACTTCGCCGTCTGTTTTAATGACTACAATTTCCTGTTCTTGCTCTTGCAGCTTACGAACAAACTTCATGTAGCCCATTTCTTCAATTTCGCATTCGTTCGCTGGCAGCCTACGCCCATACGTTTTACGCGGCTGAAATTGAAGTTTTTGCTTTTCTTCCGTATTTAAGTAAATAGACTCCTTTGAAATTGGAGCGCTATTGCCGAACTTGTTTTGTATCGCAAGTTCTTTCTGCCATTCGCTCATTAAAACCTCGAAACATTAGTAATTACTATAAAAATGATATTATCAAATTATAGTAAGCGCTTATTAATATTTTAAGTGAAAAAAGCATTAAATACTGGATTTAATAGCTTGGTTGATGATTGAAATATCAAAAGACTCTAAAGCTTTTTCAATGCGAAGCGCATCATAGCGATAAATGCATGTCCCTAATGCGTAATGCTGCACTTGACGCATCCGCACCTGCTTAACAATAAAATCTTCATAATCAACTTGCATTGGACTGTTATGAAAGTGTGTAGCGGTAAAATATGGACTTTTAGCGATCTGGAGCGAAGCTTCACAATAAGACTCCCACTCATGGAACACTTCAATTAACAGTTCTTCTTTTTTTAGTTGAGCAGGTCTAGGTGGCAAAGGTCTACCATTCGCAATCACCTTAAAGCATTTATCAAATGCGGTTTTTAAATAGAAGTCATAACGCATTCCCAAAGCATCAACCGCCTGTCTGAGTCGCCAAAATGACAAGGCCTCACGACTGAGTAAGAAATCTCGCTCCTTAATGGGTTTAACGAATTCGGCCGCCTTATGATCAATAGCTTTTCTATAAAAGTTCCGATATTCATTTTTGAAAAGCCGAAAGAAGTAATAAGTGGCTTGCATGGGATGCATCAGCCTATAGTCAAACCACTTGGTTGTCATTAACTGCGTTTCTAGCTTCCGCTCTTTCTTGGGAATGTATTGAATGGTGAGAATTTCGTAATGTTCTAAATCAAGGTCATTGCCATAAAAGTGACCCGCCCAATCTAAATATTTGGGTATTTGTTTTTCAACTTGGGACATCCGATCGTTTCCGAATAATTAATATAAAAACTTAAATATTATAGAAAGTATTATTTAATTATTCGTTAACACTTCAAAAACCCAAGTTTTCGGAAAAGACCCAAGTACCGGAATGTTTAAGCCGGTCTTTTAGAGTTATAAAGTTCAATTAATGCGTGTTGTAGAGTTACGCCTTTAATCTGGGCATATTCGCGGACGTATTCCTTGGTTACGCCCTCATCCAGCTTTAATAGTGCCTCATACAGTCGTTTTATGCCATTTAATTCAAATTCATCCTTTTCTTCTACTGGCTTTTCAATAGCAGACTTATAAACGCCAGATTCAACGATAAATTCTTTTAATGGGTTCTCTTTGTTAAGGTCCTCTTCGCTGAGATCACTACCCAAAAACTCTTGGGTCGATACTTTTGGAAGCCTAATGTTTTCTAAAGGAGTGCCTGTCTTTTTAGCTGAATCGGAAGAAGGCTTGCTGTCATGGATTTCTTTCGCTTCGCCTTCAATGAAGTTATCGGTTTTTAAACTTACTTCAAAATAAATGCCCGTGATATTACGTCCTGTCTTGATTTTCTTTTCAGTAATAAACAGGTCAGTAAAACTATTAATCTGATCTATTGCCGGCTTCAATACACGTTTATTGAAGTTGGTCATATCCGTACTTTCGGGATTTTTCTTGTCTCTATACTCATGAGGAAGAAGGCCCATCTTGGCACGGAAGTCCTCAAAGTCATAAACAGGAGTTTTACGTATATCCGAATTTTTCCAACTAGCGACCAACTCATACAGACGGATGCCATATTTACTGGTCACATCGCGTAAATTGTCGATGGCATATTTGGTAAAGGTTCCTTCTAGCTTGGTTACTAGAGGAATCACATCAGGAGCTAGGGTGATCGTTAATAATGCATCATCCTTAACGTATGAAACTCGTGATACCCAACGTGACCGAACCACCTCAATCTTGCCATTTCGCATTGTGGTGTAAGAAAAACGTCTTTCAAATAAGGTATCTTCGGCTTCCTTCAGTGTTTTATATGCCGCGCTCACTGTTGTATTAAATTTTTGGGCATATAAGGAAGCCGGAATCTCGATAATCGTTTCGGCAGTCAGATCTGCATTCTTGTTTCTGGAAACTAAAATGGCGAGTAGAATTATTCTTTGCTCAGCAGTGTCCAAAGCGTAGCTTGCATTAATCAATGCATTCGCTTTATAAACATCTGAATTCCTAATAAGTTCTGCCATATATTCCGTTTCAGAAAGGTTTTATTGGTTTTCGTAAAAGGTACATGATTAGATAATGTTTGTAAATCTAGTTAATCAGTCAGAATTGAGCGGATTTATATTTAAGGATTTTGACCAAAACATGACAATGTAATGACATTACCGGAGTTTTTGTACCTTTATAGGCATTCCTTCGGAATTTTTGTACCGTTATCGCCTGTTTTGAACGGAAAAAATGTACCGTTATCACTCCCCTATCGGAGTTTTTGTACCGTTATGATGATTTTGGCTATTAGTTTAGCGGAGAAAATGTACCTTTATAGGGGTGTAAACGGAGAAAATGTACCGAAATCCTTTTATGTATTCTTTAAGTTAATGGAAAAATGGCTTTAAAAGGTACTTATTCGGAGTTTTTGTACCTTTATAGGACTTCTAACGGAGAAAATGTACCGTTAAAGGCGATTTAACGGAGTTTTTGTACCTTTTAAACTATTGAAAATACAGGACAGAATTTTTGTACCGTTAAAAAGGAATATTTGTACCGTAATTAAAACTTTTTGTACCGTTAAAACGGAGTATTTGTACCGCTCAAACGGAGTTTTTGTACCTTAATAGGCTTTGAAAGTATTTGATAGCAATCGTTTCAGAGCTTCTAAAAGAAAAAAAGAAAAGATTTTAAATTCAAATAGGTTTTAAGTTATCCACAACGGAATTTTTGTACCGTTATTATTAGAACTCTTGTAATTCAAAGCATAGAGCGTTTTTAAAAAAAAGAGTTCACAGGAAGAAGTAAAATTGGGTTTAGTTTTAAATTCAAATTAAGATTTGTTTTGAAGATAAGAGTACATAAGGATAATGCATGTTGTTAAAAACATTATTCCCCCTACCAGATGCCAAAGAAATGAAATCATTGTTCTATCGGCTCATCATAGGTGCACACTGTAAACAGACAGTGACATGGATATTGTTTTGAATTGTTGAAGCTGTACATCCTGAAAACAGGATGCACAGCATTAATGTACCGAAATGCTTCATGATAAGAATAATTTCTTTTCAGCAGCACGGCGGTTAACTAATCCATTAATACGTTTGCCATTGTCAAAAATCCAACGATCAAACTGATTTGCAGCAGCAATATAGTTTCCTTGGTTAAGGACAGCCAACATTGTACTTTTGACAAATGCAGTTTCACCTACGTTGTAAACAAACGAAGCAAGCGCATCAAATTGATTTTGAGTTACCTTGACCTTCACATACTTATCAAGACAAGCATCAACCCACTTACAATCGTTTTTAAGCCATTCTTCTGCTTGAACACGAGTACAAGTATCACCCATTTTTACAGGTTGGCCGTTTGGATATTTGATTGTGCCGAAGCCAATAGTCGGGACGCTACCAGTATCCAGATACGCCTTATCACGAAAACCTTCAAAACCTCGAATAAGCTCATATCCTTTTTCGGAAATATCCCATTGCCCTGTAACGCCAGATTCAAGTTTGTAACCAATGAGTTTGGCAAAAGTTTCCAAACCCGCTTTTTCAATGATCTCATCACCAGCGGTTACTTGTTCTTGCGTTAACTTTCCTCCTGACATCGCCCGAAGCCAAGAATAAGTTTGCGCAATCTGAGCCATTTGCACTGATGCAAGTGCGGATACCATGCTACTCATTAATCTTTAAACTCCTTCAGGTCGTTTTTAATATCAGTTGCAACTTCGAAAATGTCGGAATCCTCCTTCTTTTCGATATAGTTGAAAATCCAACGGACAATAGCCCACCCCGGCAAACCACATGTGAAGAAGAAACCGCCAAGCGCGATCATTCCCCATACGTCTGTTGCCCAAGCGTGAAGGTTAAATTTGATGATGATGAAAGAGCCGCCAGCCAAGCTTGAAATTACTGTGGTAATCAAGCCAACTCCCCACTCTCTCGGAGATCTCGGCATCCGCATCATGAGCACTACAGCCGCAACTGCCATCACACAGATTGCGACTACTATAGTCATGCCAAATGCCTTCCAAGCAGCGAATCCACCGATAGTAGTTGATACTGGTTCGGTCATGATTTTCTCGCCTTAGATTAGTTGAGAAAATATAACATTTTTACTATATTTTATAAATAAGCACTTACTAATAATTTATTTAAGTGTAAAATCCTAATTGTTCACTTTTTGATGGATTCTGATATGGCAATTAAGCAAATTACTAAAGACGAGGCTGATCTTTTAAATGTACTTTTAGGGCAAGTAAGTTTGAAAGAAAGTCAAAATGGCAAACCAATTGAAGTTTTGACTTTGAGCTATGTCCGCTCTGACCCTAGTATGACTGGCGTTGAGTTGGTATTTAAAGAGTCAAACGACGAGACTGGCGCTGTATAAGTTTCAAATCTTAAAACTTAAAAAAGGCTTCTTTGAGAAGCCTTTTTTATTACTTAAATACAAAGTAAATCATAACAGAGCAGACGAGCCTGTAAATTATTTTGTGTAAGTTCCATTTTTTATAAATGATCTTTTAATCGATCATCGAACTGAATCGTAAACCAATTCATTGCTAAACGCCAATTTTGAATTGGCATCGTCCATTTCTTCGCAGCATTTGATGTTGCTAAGTAAATGACCTTCTTTACTGAGTCATCAGATGAAAAGATTTTCCTTTTCTTCGTTGAATGGCGTATTACGCTATTCAACGACTCAATCGCATTTGTTGTATAAATAGCATGACGTATTTCGGCTGGATAGCTAAAGATCGTTCGGATATTTTCCCAATTGGCCCGCCAAGATTCTCCAATTTTGGGATACTGGTGATTCCATTGATCACAGAAGATGTCTAGGGACTTTAAAGCATTTTCCTCTGTACTTGCCTGATAAATCGCTTTCAGACCCGACGTAACAGCCTTGTAGTCTTTCCAGCTTACAAATCTCAGGCTATTGCGTACAACATGCACAATACACAGTTGAATATCAGTATGAGGGTAAACAGAGGCTATCGCGTCAGGAAAGCCTTTTAATCCATCTACACAGGCAACAAGAATGTCCTGTACTCCTCGATTTTTTAGCTCTGTCATGACTGACAGCCAGAATTTGGCACCTTCTGTCTGAGCAATCCACATACCCAGTAATTCTTTTTGCCCATCCATATTGATGCCTAAAGCAAGGTATACGGACTTGTTAATCACATTGGAGTGCTGACGGACTTTGACAACAATACAGTCAAGATAGACAACAGGATAAAGGCTATCTAAGGCTCTATTTTGCCACTCAGTCACTTGCTCAATCACAGCATCGGTAACTTTGCTGATGAGAGATGCTGACACATCGGCATCGTACATTTCTTTGAAGAAGGCTACAATTTCCCTATTAGTCATTCCTTTTGCATACAGTGAGAGGATTTGGTCATCCATACTGGTGATGCGTGTTTGGTGCTTTTTGATAATTTGTGGCTCAAATGAACCTTCTCGATCACGGGGAATATCTAAAGCCAGTTGTCCATCTTGAGTTGTAATGGTTTTAGAACTAAACCCATTACGGCTATTTGAGCCTTTCTTGGGCTGATGCTTTTCATAACCGAGATGGTCTGAAAGTTCAGTATTGAGTGCAGTTTCAATCATGAATTTTTTAAAGACTGCTGTCATTTGGTTTAAGTCTTCTGGTGTTTTTAGACCTTTAGCCAATTCGGCAGCCATACTTTTGATTGTTGCTTCATCCATGTGAAGTACCTTTTGTAATTATCCTCTGAAGGATAAATGAAAATTAAGTACTTACACAAAATTTAGAACAGTCCCGAGCAGACTAGAATAACGGCACTTTCGCAAAGTTCCTTACTGGTACAAACTTCTGGTTTGTCAGCTAATTTCTTTACCATTCCATAAAATTTTCGGCATTTCGGGTCGGTTCAATTTAACTTCTTGCTTTACACATTTCATGATTACTTTGTCATAACCCTTTAGCTTTTCCATATGCGCTTCATTACTTGCCATTTCGACAGATATTTCGGCCCTTTCAGCGGAACAGGCACTTTCTGTTTTAAATTCCCCAGCAATTACGCTATTAACTTCAGCCCCATTCAAAATCAAAGTAAGTATTAATAAATACATAACGACTCCTTAAGTTGGCATATAACCTACATAAATAGTTGTTACCCAAGATCTGGTATCTGTATCACCGATAGCAGGTTCACTTAATCTCAGTTGCAAATAGAGAGTTGTATCTTTAAAACAAGCTAGTAAGAAATTTTGTGTAGGAGGAAGTGGGTACAAATCACCCCCTTCGCCGTTGAACCAGAAGAAATTTATACCATCAACCCATATCCACATCTTGCCCGGAACACCGTTAGGTATAACGTTTGCTTTCCATTCATCAATTCCAACCATTTCTTCAAATGTTCCAATTTTAAGAATTCTTGGAGAATTCATGAAGGTCTGCAAATCCCATACAATTTCATTGTTAGCATTTCGTACTTCTAAATATGCGGATGAAGATGAGCTTATAGCTAAGGCTTCTGTATACTGACGGCAGTATATAGTCTGCCGTCCCTGATGAATGCCTTGATATAAACCTGGTTGGTATTGAGAATCTCTACCTGTGAATGTTTGCGGGTTAAAAATTACAGCATCGTCAGCATGCCACCAGTTTATTTGATCATCCCTTGCTAGTTTATATGGCGCTACGAACAGCGTTTCGTATTTTCCAGTAACAGGGTTACGAGCACCTGTTGCCCATTTAGAACTGGTCATATCTTGTGCAGTCCATACGATTTCACCAGCTTTTACTAAGACTTTGCTTTCACTGTTGAGAACAACTTCACCAGTATTGTCTTTAATTTCAATACCTATGGGCATAACTGCGTAGCTCCTAGTGATGAAATATTTTAAATGTGTTTGTTTCGGGAGGTAGGCCCCAATCATGCTTTGCATAAATTACAGGTGCTCCACCAGTAGTTTTTCCAAAGGTGATTTCTACATTAAAGATTATGTATCTACCATTGGTGTAGATGGCGTCAGTTGGAACAGCCCACCTAGGTCCATCATTAATTCCTGCAATGTTTTGCTTGCTGTAAGAACTTTGTTGAATCGTTACAGTAGTGACAAAAGTAATTACATGATCCGTTGTCGAATCATAAGCGATTGAGTTATCTGGATACCTTATTTCAAGTCTAGCGTTTGCCATTTACCAAATCCCTAATCTAATACGTGCCACGTTGTTATCGTCATAAACGGTAGTCAAACTACCTGTAATAACCATTCGCGCTCCATTAGGCTTCGTTGGATCCTTAAGTGTGATTAAAGTTCCAAGATTTGCGCTAATTGCACTTAAACTTGAGGCATTGATTTTTTCCGCGTTGATATAGCCGATTGACGCATTGTCCAAATACAGTCCGGCAGGTACGACTGTTCCATTTGGCAACGTTGTGGCTGTCGGTTGATAAACAAATGCGTATTTAGGCGCTACAGAACCCGCTGCGGCATTAGATGGCGGAGCGATGGCGAACTTGTTAGCCTGAATAATGAAATCAACGGTTTTGCTATCGTTCTCAATCCCAACACCGCCAATTAAATTGCCGGATTGCAACTTCAAAGTTGCTCTTGATTTCAATCCATCAATTGATTGTTGCTGCGATTGAATTGACGCCGTATGTCCACCCACAGTTGTTTGCAGATTGGTAATACTTGTCGCCTGAGTTGAGACTTTTCCATCAATCGTTGATACCTTGGCATCAAGTGAAGATAGCGCTGAGGCCTCAGCTTTATTCGATAAGCCATCACTCAATGCTTTAATGTCCTGAGACCATGCGAACCACGAGTTGTAATCAGCACTTCTTCGTTCAGCAGTAAAAGCCGAAGAAGAACCTCGTGCAATTTGAATGATTGGGCCACCAGATGGGTCAGTCCACGGCACTTGAGTTTCTAACGTTACATACAAATCAGGCATGAGGCCGCTTAGCCCAAGTACGGCTGTAGTCTTGAACTCTCGAACGATTTTTAAGCCGTGGTTTTGCCAGTACCAAGCCGGAGGTTGGTTGTCGTTTCGAGTGTCGGTAAGTTGAATATCTTTATAGATTCCGCTTACAGAGGCGCTTAATGATGTAAGTGCATTACTGTGTGAAATAATATCGTTACCCTGTTGAGTAACTGTATTAAACAAGGAGGAAATAGCGGCCGCATTGGCATCTAGCTGAGTCGTAACAGCGCGTGAATCACCCATCCCGACAGGAGCGCCACCCACAAACACTAATGGGTATTCAATCCATTGATTTGGAAGTTCTGAATCAAACATGCCCAAGATACCGTTTCCGGCACCTACGTCTTTGCGACCAATAAAGATTGGTAGCGAATTCCAATTCCAAGACTTGAAGTATTTGTCGGACGCACCACATGACAACATAAGTTCACGCAATGGTGTGTCAGGATTTAATACACCCACATCACGAATATTGTCATTTCCTACAATCGCGAAATAAGTGCCTGACGCTAATGCATTAACGGCATAATAGAGAGCGTTACAATTGCCGACAATGTCGCCATAGGTGTCGTATGCGGTACAGCTCACTACATCGCCGTTATTATTAAATACAATTAAATTTAAGCCACGACCAAAAGTACCAACTCTACCTTGGAATGAATGAATGCCCGAAGGTTTTGGCATGCTACTTGCGGCAGAACCATTCCTGAAAGTCACAATTGAATATGACTTTGTATTGCCGATCTGGTTAGTTAAAGAAGTGATTGAACTGGATTGAGATGCAATATTCCCTTCTGTTGTTGAGACACGGCTAGACAAGTTGTTAAGTGCGGTTGAGTTCGCCTGTAAATCACTGACTAACTTTTTATTACCTGTGATGTTACGTACTTGAATATTGGTAACATGCCACTTTTCATTTGGCACAGTATCCCAAGCACTTACTTGAAGCCAAGGATGCAATTGAGCCATACCTTCAGGCACAGTAAAGTAGCCTTCTAGCATCGTCCAACTTCTTCTTTTTTCCTGCGTTGTAAATACAACTCCAACCCATCCTTGGTTGCCTGCGGTGTCGAAGTAATGAAAACCGAGAGAGGAATAAGCATCACCGGCGACAGGCGACGCAAACCATGCTGAAACATAATACATATCACCAGCGTTGCATCTAAACATTGGACCGTAATAGTTATCACGGTAGTTTAGAGCCAACGCTTTTGGTGATGGTGGATTTGGAGCTGCGTTTACCGCATCTACAATTGTGCCTGATGACCAGTCGTTTCTTGGGTCTGCAAAATTAGCATTACGAACCCAATTCGTTAGGTCATTGTTAGTAATGGTGTTACTTAAAGAAGTAATTGAATTACTGTTCGATGTAATTGAATTACCTTGTTGTGTAACTGTATTAGAAAGGCTTGAAATTGCAGAGGCATTGGCGTCAAGTAGAGTTGTGATAGCTCTAGCGTCACCCATACCCATTGGAACGCCGCTTACAAATGTTAGCGGGTATTCAATCCACTGATTACTAACCGTAGAGTCGAACATTCCAAGAATGCCGTTTCCTGCATCTAAATCTTTGCGACCAATAAAGATCGGCAATGAGTTCCCTACCCAAGTGTTTAAATAACTACGACTTGCTCCGCATGCTAAAAGAGTAGCTCGTAAATTTTCAGCCGCACCGTGCACGGCAACACTTCCAATATTATCAGTACCTACGATTGCAAAATAAGTGCCCGAATTTAAGCCTTGAATAGCGTTATTTAAATCTTGACACGCGCTTTCCATATAACCATAAGTGTCGTAATTGTTACAGCTAACAACGTCACCATTATTAAAAACAATAAGGTTTAGACCGCGCCCAAAACCATTAATCTTGCCCTTGAAAGAATGGATACCGCCATCTTTTGGCATTCCAATTGCTGAACCGTTTCTAAAAGTTAGAATAGAATAGGATTTAGTGTTACCAATTTGATCGCTTAATTGAGTTACTGCTTCACTTTGACTTGTGAGCTTGCCTTCAGCGTCAGAAATGCGCGTTGATAACGAATTAATCGCACCATTTGCGATTGAAATGTCGCCCTCAGCGTTGGTCACGCGTGAATTTAAAGATGTGATCGAGTTTGTATTAGTAGTAACTTGACCGCCAATATTAGAAACCTTAGAGTCAAGCGCTTGTAGCGCGCTTGACTCTGCTTTCTTCGTAAGTTCGCCATTGATTGATGTAACGCTGTTATTCAATTGAGTAATTGAATCGCCTTGGCTAGTAATTACCCCCTCGGCGTTCGTTACGCGAGTTTTAAGATTGCTAATGGCAGAAGCATTGGCATCAAGAGCGGATTTAATAGCGCTTAAATCTGCTGGTCCTGCTGTCCAAGTTGACGCAGGCACATCAACGCCGACGACCTCCTCAAGCATCAACATATCAATGAGAATGCGAGAGCCAGCAACGTTGTAAACGCCATTTCCATAACAAAGAAAAATAAAAGCAAACGCATCTGACGGCGCAGTTACGGATTTGAAGCTAATTGTACCGCCGTCATTTGATGGTGTAATTCTGGTGATGTTGGTTGTCTGATTTACCAGTAAAGCTTGAGTTATAGAAATACCGCCTGACGTGCGTCTAAACCAGTAAATCATAAAATTAACTTCTGCTTGCTTTGTTGCATCAAGGTTTTTTAAGTAAGCGCTAAACATGTAACGCTTACCTCCAGTTATCGTACCAGCTGCTGTAGTATTTACCGTAGCATTTGACGATGATCCAAAATAGATATTGCCAGCGACAGCATTAAAGGTGACGTCATAAGCCTTACCATTAATACGCATTGGTGATTTCACCAGAGCAACCGTTCTATTTGCTCCAGTAAGGTAAGGAGATAATTCTTGTGGGTCGGAGAATGGCGCAATAATATTGTTTACGCCTTTGCCTGTACTTAACTCTGATTTTAGCGATGTAACGGAATTAGCAGCAGCGTTAGCCTTTTCTACCGCTGTGCTTGCAGTTTGTTGAGCGGTCGCGGCAGAGTTGATAGCATCTGCGGTTTTGCCCTCGTTTGTTGTTAAACGCGAATCAAGTGAACTGATTTTTGATGCATTTGCACTTGTGTTTGTGGCGTTGGTTGTGATTTGCTCTTGTAAGCTAGACAAAGTACCATTTGTGCTCGACTTATAAGTCTCAATGTTGCTTAACAGCGCCGCATCTTCAGACTTACGTTGAGTTGTTTCTGTGGTGAGGCCATCATTAAGCTGAGCAATCGCTGCAATACGTGCATTTGCTTCATCCGAAATTTCTTTATTTAATTGGTCGGTAACACTCTGTAAATCAGATGCCGTTTTAGATGCAACAGAAGCAGCTTCATTTGCTGATGTTTGAGCATTGACTGCGGCTGTCTGAGCATCTGTTGCTGCCGTTTGCGCGGCTTCAGCTACATTGGCTGAATTTTCAATTTTTCCTTGTAGTTCTTGAGCAAGATCGCTTTCTTTAATTTGGCCGGAAATTAAATCAAGAACTAAATCTGGATCGTTACCAGTTGTCCCTTTTACAAAGGTTGACCAATCACTTTCGTTACCCGATTTATCAACGGTTTTGGTTCTATACCATTGATCAAGACCGCCCTGTAATCCCTGAATAGTCAAGGTGTTTGTAGGATACGAAACATTACCGAGCAATCTAGGGTTTGAGCCATCAGCCCGATCACTTACTTCAATGACAACATGTGATAGGTCAGAGTTACCTGCCGGATAAACCCAATCGAGCTTCATGCCGAACAATAACGGCGTGGTTGTCAAAGAAAGGACATTAGTTGGCTTGCCAACTTTTCCTTTTACGTCGGTGCTTGTTGAATACTTCGGATAAGAACGTGCGCCAAAAAGGTTGTACGCAACAACGCGAGCTGTATAGGCTCCCGCGTATACATCCTCAACCTCAATACTTAACGAAGTGGTCTGTGGAAGCTTGACCCAGTTGCCATCATTGCGTTTCCATTCGACTTCATAACGCGCTGCATTTTTCGCTTCTTTCCAGCTAATAACGAGGCGAGTTTTTGCGACGTTTTGAGTGGTAATAATTTCACTCTTAATCTCGACACTTGCAGGAGGTTCCTGATTGCGAGAGTTCAAGATTGAAGTCGGCGGAACATCAAGCATCAAATCATTTTCAATAGATTGATACTTGTTAGGATTGTGAGGAACGGCAGTAATGTTATAAGTGCCCTTTTCTTCACCTTGAGCAACGTTTACAACGCGAGCGATTACTGGTTGTAATTCTGCCGCTTTGATAATCCATAAAGCGTATTTGACAGGCATAACCGTCAAGGCTTCAGCCCATTCAACCACTGTTACTTCTTTGGTGTGTCCAGAAACGGTTACTGTCTTTTTGGTATGAGAAGCAATTTCGCGCTCTGCTAATGACCCATCTTCTAAACGGATCACAAGCGTCAAATCGGTAAATTCCCCAAAATCAACCAGATCATCAAGAACTGCCTGTTTGGCTGTGCAATCTAGTAAACGTCCACCAAAACGTTTACCTGCGCGGTCACGGTCCTGAACGTAAATCAAATCACCCGGCAAAAGGAGAGCTGCATCAATGCCGACATTGAATGTGATTGTTTCTGACTGTTGGTGCTCGCTGAATAGCAACCAACGGCCATAACGAGCAGCTTGACCGCGTGACGTACACCCGAATGCCATGACTTCTGTTTTGCGAATGCCATGGCGTTCAATGAGTTCAGGGTCTTCAACTACTTCTGGAACTTGTTTGTAGTCGTCATTCGGATCATTCCATGTAACTACCGCGACTGAATGACGGTCTTTATCGGCCAAGCGTGCAGCTTTCACCTGTTCTTCATTCAAGTCATCGCGGACCAGAACAGGTACTTCGATTAAACCTAACTTGATGGCTGCAAGACGGCGACCATGCCCCTTGATGATTACGCCATTTTTATCAACCACAATGGGTTGATCCCAACCGAAGCGGGCAATCGACTCGGCAATCTTGGCGACTTGTTCTTCACTGTGGATTTTGGCGTTGAGTTCGTAAGGCTTTACATCGTCAACAATCCACATTTGGATTTTTAGTTCGCTCATTCGGCCACCCGCGTATCGGTTTGCTCAATCAACTGCTTGTTGATCTGGTAGAACTTTTCGCGTTGCCGATCCCTGACGGTAGTTAATTCCCAAGGGAGCGCTACCCATCCGAAGCCACCTTCAGGTTCGATATAGAGACGACCTTCTACGTTGGCTTCTGCAATCTGCAATTCTGTTAGGTCGCATGTTGAAACGATGCGGTATCCATTGCAGAACTTCTTCAAAAACTTCAAGGCGCCGTCATCTACGTCGGGAACCGCCCCTTCATGTTCCTGTTCAGGCGTGTTGAAAGTGATAACTTCCTGAAACTCGCTCTCGAAATAGTCTGGCTTGAGGATGACCACCGTTCCATCTAGGTTTTTAGCGATGTAATCACCTGCCTCGGCTGTACCAATGCCGGGAATGACAAGGGAAAAGTCTTCATCAGTATTTCCCCCTACTCTGGCTACTGTTTTCATTTGGGTTGAGCAGTGAACCCCAAGCCAGAGTTCAATTTCGGAGCCGTTGTTTCCATTAAACTGGATTGCTTCAAGGTCTACAGGGTATTGGCCACCCCGTCGGTACATTCGAACCTGCCCTTTTTGAGATAAATCGGTCATTAGCCATCCCATCCTTCAAATGTTTTCATTACTTGCTTCCCAAGAGATAAACCAAGGCATCCCCTGCATTCGTCAAGCTGTCGGATTCGGTAAAGCCCTGTGCCTTAATGGTCTTCTCGATGAGTTTGGTAATTGCGTCTACGTCCTCGATCGGAACCTTGAAACGCATGATTTGGTGAGTTTGAACTTTGGTTGTCTTGGGTAATTCAACTTCCTCTGATGGCGAATCGAGATCGCTTAGAGCGTCCAGCGCTATATTAGTGCTAGAGAAGATGTCGATTTCTTCACTTGACCAAGGCATTACATCGATCAATTCATCGATACCGCCAAGATCATGAAGAATTTCGTTGAGCTTAACGATGTCATCTTCGCCATAACGACCGTTGTCGATTAGACCGATCTCTTTTGCTCTGGCTTCGTCAATGCGCCCAAGGTTCATTACCGGCACAGTGAGTAGACCAAGACGTTTAGCAATCATTGCTCGGTGCTGACCGCCAATGATCTGTAAGCGGCCATCAAGAAGGGTACGAACGATAATTGGCTTAAACATACCGTGACGTTTAATACCTTCTTCGATTTTTCGCTCGTTTTCAGGTGATACGACGTTTGAATTCCAAGGATTAGGCCAAAGCTCTCCTGGGTCGATTTCTAAATATTCAATTGACATAGGAAACTACTTTGAAATATTAGTAAGTGCTTACTTATAATTTAAGCCAAATATTAAGCAAATGCAAAAGGTATTGAAATGGGAAAAGTTGTAACAATCGCTTATGACGCCGTAAATGCCATCCTACACAAGCCTCCTGTTGAGGCGAAACTTGAAGTACAGTCGGCGCTTAGTTATTTGGTGGATGGCGCCGAAGAAACTCTAGCGTTTAGACAGCACCGTTGGGATGGCAGATCGTCATTTTTTGACTTTGCCAAGTGCTCTTTTCCAGCAGGATTTGTAGTCCATGTTACGGATCGACTCAAGAAGGCAGGTTTTGAAGTAAAACTCGCACGAAAACCCCTCCCCGCTCCACTTGGACCTGCCCGACCAGTGGTAGATAGTTACGGATATGACCCTCGTTACGATTACCAGCCGGAAGTTATGGATCGTCTTGTGCGTCATGGTCAGATTATCGCTCAAGTCGCTACTGGTGGCGGTAAATCACGCATTGCCATGTTGTGTCAGGCCCGAATTAACCGCCCTACCTTGTTTTTAACAACCCGTTCGATTCTGATGTATCAGATGAAAGATGCATTCGAAGCAAATGGCGTTGCATGTTCGGTCATTGGTGATGGCAGTTTTGGACAGGTGAATGAAAAAGGTCAGCTCTCCATCAAGAAAATGACGGTCGGAATGGTTCAAACCCTCGCCGCCAAGCTGGAAGAGACGACTTTAGAGAAGGAATTTCAGATCCTTTATGACAATGTAGTCAAAAAACACGAAAAAGAGATTTCGGACACTAAAAAACAGCTAATTAAGGTCGGTAAAGTCGAGTCCGAAATCAAAAAAGTGCTTCATAACCTTGCACTGCAACATGAAAAGGAGCTTCAGGACAAGGCGCCAGCGATGCAAGCTAAGGCAGAAGCAAAATTCAAGGAAAAATCACTCGTAAGACAGCAAACCATCAAGCTTTTGGAGCTTTTTGAGTTCGTAATTCTCGAAGAAGCACATGAGGCAGGTGGAAATTCGTATTACGAGATCATGCGCCACTGTAAAAACGCCTATTACCGCTTGGCATTGACCGGAACGCCGTTCATGCGTGAAAGCCAAGAGTCAAATATGCGTTTGATGGCTTGTTCCGGACCGATTGCCATCAAGGTTACGGAAAAAATGCTGATTGATCGCGGAATCCTTGCTAAGCCTTACTTCAAAATCGTCGAATTGAAGAAAAAGCCAGCCAAATTACACTCTATTACCCCTTGGCAAGCTGCCTATCGCTTGGGAATCGTGCAAAACGAAGAGCGGAACAATGCCATCTGTATGGAAATTCTCAAAGCCCGTGAATATGGCATGACGGCGATGGTTCTCGTCCAGCATACCTCGCATGGCGACACCCTATTGAAGCTGTTTGACGATATAGGTATCAGAGCGAGATATATTCGCGGTGAAGATGATCAGGGAGAACGTAAATCTGCGCTCACCGAACTTGCCAATAAGGATATTGATGTACTGATTGGAACAACAATTCTTGATGTGGGTGTGGATGTCCCTGCTGTCGGGTTGATTATTCTTGCCGGTGGTGGGAAAGCGGAAGTTGCCTTACGCCAGCGTATTGGGCGCGGGTTACGTGCTAAGAAATTCGGTCCAAACGTTGCGTTTATTGTTGATTTCACAGACCAGCACAATTCAACGCTCAAATCTCACGCTAGACAGCGTTTACAGATCATCAGAGAAACACCCGGCTTTGGCGAGAATATCGTTGCGAATTTCGAGTTTGAAAAGCTCGGTTTCAAAAAAGCTGCATAGTGTTCTGGGCTTGTTCAATGTTTTGGGCAAGCCCGTTTTATTTTGTGGTATTTCAGCGTGATCAATGCAATAATAACTATAATATGCAAGTTTTAATTTTCATCAAATTTTAATTGGAGCAAATAATGGCAGCTACTAACTCTTCCAAATTTTATAAAGAAAAAGGTTTAGTTCGAACATCCATCACTTTGCGTCCAGAGACAATCCAGACCTTAGAAAATATGGCAAAACAGCATAAACTCACTCAAGGCGAGATTGTTGACGCTTTTGCACGTTTGCTTGAAAGTGGCAATCTGTCTGATCAGCTTTTCGGTGTGCATATTGAAGCCATTCGCGAAGAAAAGATTGCTGAAAAAGAGCGTAGGAAGGAATTGAAGAAAAAAGCGCTAGAGTTAATTAAATCTGGCCAAGTGCAGTAAGAAATGCCCCAAGTGATATATGGGGCATTAATTTATTCGGAATATCATGGGTAATTAAAAAGCTTGGCTCAATAAATTGCAGCCCAAATATTTTTATAGCTTATTCATTACTAGACAAAATATACGTACTTGATCTGGATTTAAATTAAGTTTGTCCAAAAGCAATCTAAAATTTCCACTATCGAGCTGGTTTGAAGCCCAAAGCAATGTAGCGGCTTTATTTTCGCCGAATTCGTAAAGGCGATCTATTTTTTTTCGTCAATATAAAAATTATCTAAGCCCTGTTCTTCCAGAACTTCAATAATGTGGTACGCAACATAATTTATATCATCTTTTGAAGCCATCTTTTCCCTCTTTACTTAGATATTCCCATTAGTTTAAAGCTAATAGGAACTAACGAAATCGTTGAACTTAATAATTTCCTTATAAACATTTCTCTTGCAACTGGTCATCGGGTCATAAGGCTTAGTCATATTCGGATTATTGCATGACATGTTGGCCACGATCGCATAGGTTCCCTTCCCATAAGGCTCCTTAGAAACCTTTACGATGATCTCACCAGTGAACTCGCGCGGAGCGTATGTTTCGATTAATACGTTATTTGAACTTCTGATCTTGTAATCAGCGTATTTACTCACCCACAAATGAGCAGCTTCCATTTTCTTGTCACATTCTTCTTTGCTTGAGCACGTTGGTCGGGTCTTTGCAATCGCAGCCAGATATTCGTCCTTATTCATCTTTTTCATGATTGCCAGCTTTTGCCCAACATAAACAGTTGGTGGATCAGGGAGATCATTGTCTTCTGCCAGCTTTGCCCACGTGGTCCCGTTACGCTTGGCTATATCATTTAATGATTCGCCCGGTTTCATGGTGTACTCGGCGAACAGGCCCTCCCCTTCTGCCATTGCATTTGAACAAACTAAAATCAAAGTAGCCAAAAAAAATCTTTTCATATTGATCCTTAAATATTATTAGAAAGTCGTCCTGAAAAGAATAATGGACATGGCGTACTGGGACAAGGATAAGTGTATGGATTTAAGCGGCGCAAGGGTAAAGTATTTGTTATATAGGCCTGGTGGTGAAAGGGTGTTTGGAAAATGGTCGCGATTGACACAGGCTATGCACCCGACACATTCGCATTTTTTCTAGGACTTCGATATTAATATATAAAGAAATATAGTAATCACTTACTATATTTCTTTATCTTTGCATCTTCACTTACTACGCTTGTTATCTTGTCTCATAATTAAGACAGCGATTAATAGTTTATGTTCGTTGCTAATCATGTTCTTACTCTCTATTAGAGTGATATTAGTAAATGCTTACTAATATCATTGATTACTAAATTATGCGCTTGCTTGTTTTTCGCTTAACTCTTTCTTAATGTCATGCTGTACGCGCTCTAATTCTTGTTGTGTATTCTCTTTCATTTGCAAGAATGACAATACTGCTTCAATAAACTGAGAATTTTCATTGAACGTTATTTCACTGTCTTTTACTGACTTCACAACGTTACAGATATTAAGCGCTCTAAGTGTCATACGTGAGCTAGACGCTTGTGATGATGCTGTACTGTGCGCAGATAAATAATACTGTCTTACTTTCTTTTCATGCGACTGTGCGCGTATTTCAGTAGTGCAGCATAAACGACATTCATTAACAGTAAGTGAACCGTACTGTAATAAGTTTAGCAAGATTGACATTGTGTAACCGTCTAGCTTGCGTCTGTCGTTTTCAGCGATAGCTGTAATCGCTTGAAAGATTTTTCTAATGACTTTCACTTGTACAAAGTCAATGTGTGATTTATCAGTGTGAGCGATGATTGTTGCTAGATCTGATAAATCAAACTTAGCTTTTTGAAGCGTGTCTATTTTATTAAGCATAGAGCGTGAACATGCTTCTCTTAAGTCACTGAATAACGTGCTTGATATTTTTTGTTCTGTCTCTAGCTTGTTATTCATACGGTTTATGATCGCGTTTGCTATATCAAGCTGTACTGCTACTGCTTTGCTCGTTACTTTCTGCTGTCTTGCATACGCTTTTATAGCTTCTTGATCTATAACGATTGCATTACGTGCTTCATGAGCTGAAAAATTAACGTCTGCAAAAATGTTTAGAGTTTCAGTGTTTTTTACTTGTGCATTCATGATTTTTGACCTTTTGTTAACAAGCTTTATTGCTTGATTAAATATTAGTGCAAATAAAAATTTGATGCAAGTTTTTATTTGATTGTTTGTTTTTTAGTGGAATAAAAATTCAATCGAAATTTTCATTAATAAAAAACTTGCACTAATAAATAAACTCCGCTATTCGCGTGCGTGCGCGTTTCATCTATATGCTTTATACAGATATTTTATTGGTTTTCGCTGGTTAGTTCTGAGGCGGTTTTTCTTGAGGTTTAGGCGCGCACCCGGTAGTGATTAGAGTCCTAGGTCTGCCTTGGTTGTTAAAGATAAGAAGGTGGCATTCCAAGGAGCTGCTAGGCGCTCTTTGGTTATATAGATGCGTGGCGCTTGGTTATAAAAATAGGATGTCGGCCAAAGTTTTGATTTTTTTTGGTGGGCTGTTTTGGAATATTAGGATGAGCCTATGCCCATCCTACCGCTTCATTAAGATTTGAGTCATAGGCATGACCAGTCTCAATATCTATAAACATGAGATTGGTACGCTCGAAATCTTCCCGCTCATCTTCATAGGCGGTTTTCTCATCATAATTTACCGCAGCATCATAAATATCACCGACCGCTACACCAATGGCATCAATGATGCTTTGATCTATGGATGAAAGGTCGGCATCCGTTTCAATCCCATATTCGCTGCCGATATCATCACTGAGTTTATAGCGGGTAAATTTCGGTTCTACCTGTTTGCCCTGCAATAATGAAAGAATCACGACAAAACCGTTGTCTAGCCCAATCTTTTGCGCTTGGTTCGCTGATATAAAGCCCCATTGAGCTAATTTACCTTTACTTGCAAGGCGACGAATTTTAAGCATTTTCCGCTTAACCAGCATAATTACTCCTTGTTTATTTAGTTGAAGAAAATATTAGCAAGAAGAAATAGGTGTAACAAAATTTAGTTAATGTAAGTTTGCATTTCACTAATTCATGTATTTAGGAGGGGAAATTTAATTTTCAATATGCGCGCCCGCGAATTTTTATACCCAGCATAAAAAAAGCCCGACCTAGAGGATAGTCGGGCAAAGGAGGTTTTCAGACGCAGAGTTGTTGTAAGTTATGTTAATTCGATAGATTTGGAATTCTAAGGAAATATTTTTAGATTTTCAAATTCCATATTCTATATTTTGGTATGCCCTTTTCTTACAGCGGAAACCACTAACGTTAAGGAACGCCCCCCCAAACCCCCCCATAGAATTTTGCCTAGAAAATCTTGGAGAGAGTTTGGGGAGACGTAACCTAACCTAGCCAATTTCCACCACAAGAAAAGGAACTTTTCTTTACAGTGCAAACCACTGACACGGTATAAGCCACGACCCCCATCAAGCAAATCGCGTCGGGGAGATAATCTCAACCCGAAACCCATTTGCCCAAAAGTATAGTAAGCGCTCACTAGATTGTAAACCCCCTAGGCATGCCTGATTTATCCATTTTATGCCTTGGTATGCCGTGGTACAGCGTCAAAAAGCCAACTTTACGCTGGCAATGGAATAACTTTAAATTTTCGAACACCAATACCGCTAATTTCAATCATTAGCGCGTAATTCAGGATGAATAAATAACATGATTACTTATCCTCTTTCCAAAGACTGTTGTGATTCACATGTCTGCCCAAATCAATCAGCTTTTGCATATCCTCTATAGATAGACCGTGATAACGTGCAAATGCATCAACGCTTAAAAAGTCGTTGTAATACTGAATATAGAGGTCGTTAAGGCGTGTAGTGATTGCATTAACCATCTCGCTCATTAGCTCGTTTTGTTTTATAGGCATGACTGTAAAACTCTATGTGTACTTAGATGCATAACAGTGTATAGAGATAGAGCAGGAAACAAAGCTAGAAAACTAAAAATCCATTTATATAGCTGTGTAGATAGATTTCTATATTTCTACATAAGTGCCTAGGCATACCTATTGGTTGATGGCGATGTGTGGTGATTGGTGCATTGCCTCATCCCTAGATAGAGAGGTGCAGGTATAATAGAGGTATGGGTGAAGTTGGAAGTGGAGCTGTTCGGCTTACCTATGTGCGCCGTGGTGTGCTTGGTTATATAAATAAGAATGTCGCCCGAAGTTTTGATTTTTATATTTCCTGTAGGTCAAAGGAATGGCAAGGAAGACGATTGATTGAAACACACAATTCTTTGGCTCACTCCGTTCGCCTTTGTTCTACCGTCTTATCTCTACTAAGTGCTTAATATCCTCTATCTCTCTCCTTATACCTGTTTATCTATCTACATATCTATATAGATAAATATTGAGCTATTTTCCTTATACCTGTTCTATCTCTATCTACGCTTACCTATACCTATCCGTATAGTCCTATTGTTATCTATCTATATAGATTTCTACATTACTACACAGTTTTACTTGTTCTTTATCTCTATATGATTGGCTTTGTGTATTGCTAGTTTTCTACATTTTGATGTGTGCTGAAAAAACAGGAGGTTTTAACTTGGTAAACTAAACACACTCATCAGGAGTTTACCATGAGCAAGAAACACAAGACTTACACCACAGAATTTAAAGCTGAAGCCATCAAATTAATTGAAGCCAATCAAGGCAATGTCTCGGAAACAGCTAGACAACTTAGCATTTCAATGCAAACTCTTTCAAATTGGAATACCAAAGCAAAGGCTGGAACTTTAGCAGGTACAAAACAGTATTCACCTGATCTAAACGCTCTACTCGAAGAAAATAAAAAACTCAAACAACAGCTCAAAATAGCTGAAATGGAACGTGAATTTTTAAAAAAGGCAGCAGCGTACTTTGCCAAAGAAAGTCAGTAAGGTACGCCTATATGAAACAAAAAGATATTCTTTCCAATTACCTTAATGGCTCGATTACTTCATGTTTCAGTTTCATGTTTTTATGATTGGCTCAAGAGAGGCGTGAGCAAAAGAACGATTCAACGAAATCAACAGACGATATTGGTGAAAATAGCCCATGAGGAGACAAGGCAGAGCTATGGTTATATTCGATTAACCAAATACTTACAAGCTCAGGGTATAAAATGAGTATGTACGCTGTACGTCAGATAAAAGCGCTGAACCACCTGTATTGTAAGCGACACAAGCGTTTTAAAAGGACTACGAATAGTGACCATAATCGAGCGATCTATGAAAACCTGCTGGAGCAACAATTCTCAATGACTAGACCAAATCAAGCATGGTCAAGTGATATTACGTACATATGGACTGTTGAAGGATGGCTGTATTTAGCAGCGGTAAAAGACCTTTACACGAAGCAAGTGGTTGGCTATAGCTTAAATGAGCGCATGACAACACAGCTTGTTTGTAATGCGCTAAATATGGCTATTCACAATCAAAAACCAACCAAAGAACTGATTGTGCATTCAGACAGAGGAAGTCAATATTGCAGCCATGAATATCGAAATATACTTGAGCAATATGGTTTTCAAGGTTCAATGAGCAAGCGCGGAGACTGTTACGATAATGCACCGATTGAAAGCTTTTGGGGAATACTGAAAAATGAGTTAGTGCATCATTACAACTATCAAACCAGAGAAGAAGCCAAAGCAGATATTATAAAATACATTGAGTTATTTTATAATCATCGAAGAATTCAAAAGGGTTTGGGTTTTAAGACACCAAATCAAATGGCCGAAGACTTTTATAAATTGGCTGCCTAGAATCTCCCAAGGGAAAGTCTCCTGATAATTCAGCGTATATCATTTCTATATAGATAGATTGCTTGTATATTTCCTCAATATTTCTATCTATCTAGGTTTCTACATTTCTATAAGTATTGGTGCATAAGTGTTTGCCTATATTATTGTTTATCTCTATCACTTCTTAAACGTTTGAGGATTTTCTTTAGCCGCGTATCTCTATCTCTACGTTTACCGAGACTTGGGTGTACTTGGGTATTCCGAGAGTTTTAGAATATATAAATATACTTTCTTAGAACATTCTTATATTTCTTATTCTCGGAAATGTAGGCGCGGTTCACTTGGGTTTTTAGAGATTCTTCTCATGTATCTTTCAAACCGGCATAAAAGCTATCGTATTTCTTCACCGTTTCGCGTATTTCGCATTTTTCATCTTAAGATGACTCTCTTTATCTCTTTTGCTTAAAAATGCTTAAAACGCTCTAAAAACGCGAAATAGAGTAGAGTTATAAAAACGATTAATTCACACCAAAATCAGCTTTAATTGCCTGAAGGAAAATGCCGAGGATAAAATCTATAAAAATGCCTTAAAAATCAATTAATTAAGTTGCTGTTTATATTATTTTATATACCACTATTCAAATTATCGCGGATTAGCCTGATTTTTAACATATTTTGCCTGTTTTTAAGCTGTTTTGGGTTACTATAATGGGCATGTGTCATTAGGGAGTGTCTATTACATGCTTGCTGTAATTATTGTTTTAGGTGCTTTGATGTTTGTGTCACTCATGTCAAAATTTACGGCGTTGCAGAATGAAAGAAATAAGGCTGCTAGATTACGCCAGCTTTCCGCGAAGGCATCTGAGGCTCGAGCAAACTTGGCTATGCACCAAATGAGACTTACTACAATGTCTCCAGAGGACGCCTTTATTTCTATCTTAACCGATGAAGAACGAGAAAAATATTTAAGCCTTACCACTACGCTTGAGCGACTAGAATTTAAAGTAAATCGGGCTGATGAGGATATTAAGAAGATGGCGAAAAATGTTCAAAATCTCGTTAGTTCCCTTGCATAAAATTATAACTACGTCTTTTTTTGATTTATCGCGGCTTTGTTGCACAAAGATTTAAAAGTTAAGACTTCTCATATCTACTCAAATTTAAGTGACAACTCGGGTATGTGGTCTGCCTAAGTCCGTAAATTTATTTAATACTGCCATACGTGCATGAATCTCATTGACTTGGCTTTGAAAATTTCTCGCACTGAGTTTATCCCCTAATAATTTGATGCAATGCATCTTGGTTTCAACCAAACTTCGCCGATGATAGCCTGACCATTTCTTCCAAATAGTTCTTCCTAAACGTTTAACTGTTCGAAGCAACTCATTGCGTTCTAGCGAGCCCATCTTTTTATCTTTCCATGGCTTCGCATTTTTTCTTGGTGGAATCACTGCATGTGCTTGCCGATCCGCAATGACCTGTCGGCACTGTTTGGTATCATAAGCTCCATCGGTATAGACGGAGTCAACTCTCTCATCTTGTGGAATCTGATCGAGTAAATCACCAAGTACCTGTGAATCACTCACATTGTTGGTTGTGAGCTGAACAGCGCGTATTTGTAAGGTTTTAGCATCTATACCAATATGTAATTTACGCCATTGGCGACGATATTCAGGCTGATGTTTTTTACGCTTCCATTCACCCTCACCTAAGAATTTCAGACCTGTAGAGTCAACGATTAGATATAGTCCATCACAACTTTTTTGATAGCTAATCACAATATCAATATGCTGTTGTCGTCTACAAATTGTAGTGTAGTCTGGCGCTATCCAATTTAACCCACAAAGATGGATGAGACTTTGAACAAAGCCAGTGACCATGCGTAAAGATAATCGAAAGAGAGATTTAATCATTAGGCAGCATTGGATAGCTGCGTCGGAGTAAGTTTGATTTCGTCCTTGTTTGCCTTTTGATGGGGCATACCATTGCGTAGCAGGATCAAACCAAATGGCAATATTTCCACGATTAATGAGAGCTCGGTTATATGAAGACCAATTGGTTGTGCGATAAATTTTTGGTGTCGACTTATTCATTTGAAAATTATATTGTGGAATAAGCCTTTAGAGATAGGTTTGTGCAACAAAGCCATTTATCGCTACTAATCACATTGAACATATGAGGTGACTTATGTTGATCTTGATTGGTATGGCACTTGTAGCGTTATCGGTCTACCGTGGTATAAGTTTAGGCAGAGATTTAGAAGGCTCGTCGGTAACCCAACTATCCAATAGCATGTATATTCAGGAAATGGTAATCACGCAAATTAAGCAGGCTTGGTATTGTATTGTCGGTTTTACCGGAGCAACCATGATTGCAATGGGGGTATGGCATACCTGGCTATCTTAAGTGAGTTTTTGGCTCCTAACAGGAGCCAGTATCATGATATATAAGATTCGGGTTTTTAATGTTTCGTTGTAGAGTGCGCTCAAACATTTGATATTTAACCTGAAAAGATGACGCTTAAAGATCACATTAAACAACTTGTCGGCGAAGAAGAATTTAATAACGTCCTATCGGAGGTAAAAGAAAACATTTCGGTAGAAACAAAGAACTTTAGAAACACTAAGTACATTTCAAATGGCTGCTTGATTATCGGGTTCCTTTGTTTGTTTTTCCCGCCATTTTGGATAGGGGCGGCAATATTGCTCGTCATTGGCATGGCTACACATATGATAAAAGCCGGCGTCCAAAAGAAATTGGATATATTCAGCGAGGTGTTGTTTTTCTTGACGGAAGAGCTTGAGAATCCCGAGGAAAATATTGATCGCTACAAATATTTGATTGATCAATTGTAACTTGAACCTATCAATAGATAGGATAATATGGATGGCTTAATTAAGCTGGGAAGGCAATCATGGAGATTGATCAAGATACGCCTCGCATGACGCCGGAAGAATTAAGACAGGCGGGTGAAATACTCTACGGCACGCATTGGCAAAGCGAATTGGCTCGTGCTATCGGCGTGGATCCACGCCGAGTTAGACAATGGATAACGAGAGAGCGACCAATTCCCGTGGGCATAAGAAATGAGATTATTTTGCTTCTTAAAGAGAAAAGTATAAAATCTGTGGAATACGCCGATTACTTGGATCAGCAATTTTAGAAAGGGCTATTAAGCCATCCAAACAAAAAAGGCTCGCTTATTGCGAGCCTTTCTTTTCTTCATTGTATTGATCGCCTTGTTTTCTATAGGCATCAATTTTCTTTCGAATTTGCTTCATGGCAGCATCATTGAATTTTACTCTTGGATCTTGTTCACCAAATAAATCATCATGAATAGCCATAAAGCGAATACTTGCCACTTTCATTTCGTGACCATCGGGATGTACTTGGTCGGTATCTTCAAAAGTTATAACAAGTAAAGGATCGTACTCGCCTTTAACAACGCGGGCATGATACATATTTAGATAGTATGGAACGGAATTTCGTACAGAAGCCATACTTTTGGCTCTGCCGTAGCGTCTATAGCTATCTTCTATGTATATATCGATGTAACCTTGCTCTCGCCAAAGCTCGATTAGGTTAAAGATGTCTTCTTCGTAATCCTCAATGTCTTCAATAGTGAAGCCTATATGTTGACTGATTACGAAGAATAGGTCGTGCAATTCTGCGTGGGTGATGTATTTTCTTTCGAGTTGTTGATCAGGTTGTGGCATCCCGTTTCATGCGTTCCTTGGCCGCTTCAAAGGCTCTGCGCAAGTTGCGTCTCGTTTCCTCAGAAGAGTTGCCAGTGATTTTTGTGCCACCGAAGCTATTACCCATCTGCACAAGTTCAACAATTGCAGGGTTTACGTTTTGGTTGGTCATCTTGTTCATAACTTTTTTCTCCAGTTGGAGATTCTCGTTAAGAGATGACAGTACATATAATAACTGTCATTTCGCTTTATTGCTTTAATAAGCTGCTTAAATAGTCGGCAGTTTGTAAACTAAATAGGCTACAACCTATTTGATTTACATATGCATAATCGCATCAGATAAATAAAATTTTATCGACCTCTTATAGAATTCTATAAACGATCAATAATATTTCTTAGTTTGCATCGATTATTTTATGCTTTTACGCATAATTTGCAATAGAGAATATTTCAAAATGAAACTATCCCTTTCTAAAATAGAAACTGTAAATCTATGTAGTAATGTAGATATATAGAAATCTACAAATATTATAAGCCTTTATTTTTTATGATTTAATTGTGAAATTTTCTACAAAGGCTTCAAAGCAATCATGATCAATCACTTGTTTTTGATGATTAAAGACAAATTCATATTTTTGCTCGTTCTTTTCAAATTTTGCAAAACCACTACTTAACTTCACATGAATCGAATCATGGACGCCCTTTTTATCCTTTGTGTGCGTAACTTTTACTTCATTCTTTTCATAAGCCAGCGCATCAAAGAATTTTGCCATCGGTGTTCTGTCGGCGTATGACATTTCGGTACCTGAGTACAAGAGGAGCAT